TGCTGCTGGTTCTAATTTATAATTTTGTCTATCACTGTCTGTTGCAGAAACAAATACGTCCGGAGCCTTAACAGCTTTGGCATTTTGGCGGCCTATATAACCAGTTACTTTTTTAACAGTTCCTGGCTGAGTTAATTGATCTAATGTAGCTGATAAAAACTTTTTATTACTGTCAGTTCTATAAAATCTAGGTAATAGATCTGCAGATTTTTTTTCTACACTGTTAGATAGTGGCAAATTTGGTTCGTCATGATTAGCCATTAGTTTGTTCCTGCACTAGTTATAGTTTGTTGACTTGTTACTGTTGACACAGATGCTATAGCACCTGAGCTTTTTATTTTACTTGCGGTTATTGCTGATATGATTTCTATGTTATTCACTGTGGCGCCATTGATAAAAATTTGATCTCGTTCTGCTCTAATTTCATATAAGCTACCAAACGTTAAATCCGATTGCTTAGGTACTATAATAAAGTTTACAATATTAGGAGCAAGACGGTTCATTACATAAGCTGATAGCTCTGTAAAGTAAAAATCTCCTCCAAAATCCCAATTTTCTAATGCAAAAAATTCATTAATTGCAGATAATACTTTCGACTTAACATCGTTATCGCTGATGACAACTTCAGGATTCTTTACAATTTTAAATGTTGCTTGCACACTCAAATTAGCTTTATCGCCAAATAGAACTTTATATTTTACTGGATGATAAATTATCTCGTCTGAGATAGATTTAATCTTATTAAGGTCGGCGGATAATAAATTATATAAGAAATCAGAACTAGGAGGCAACGGTTCTGTTACTCTCGAATCATCTAGCCATTCTCTAAACGATTTGTCATAGTCTTTGGTCAAAATAAACACATCGATTAAATTAGTGAGGCCAGGATCAATTCTTGATTCATAATCTGCATTATGTATGTACTGAAATTTAATATTTGAACGACCTTGATATACTTTGTAATTTAAACTAACTACAAAACCGTTGGTAGAAGAATACGTCTTAACTACATTAGTATCAATAAAATAATAATACTGACCGTCAATTCCATTAACTGGCTCAGTTGTCATCACCGTAACAACATTGTTAGAATTGTCAATCCATCGATAATCTTCTTGACCTTGTTCTATTATGTATAATTCCAATACAACATATTTGTCAGCCACGTTAACTGTAGGAGCAACAATCTCTTCAAAAATATTTGGATTATCTACTACGCTATCGTCGTCAGTATCACTGAATGTTATTTCAATTTTTTTAGTATCAACATAACCGTCAAGACCGATATATTCTTCAGTAATTTCCCAGTCACGGTCGTATGTAAATGGTATTGTTTCATCGGGCTGTGTATTAATACTCAGTACTTTAATTTGATCTTTTACAATTGTATTAGATCTTGTATCATAAATTTTATCACTGGCATCAAAGAAAAATCTTAATTGTTGATCACTTTCAAAAATAAATCTTACTAGTCTAGATTTAACTGTGTAAAATTCTGAATCAGTAGTAAACAAGACTAACCAACTAGCATCTAATTGCTGATTGCTATTATCACCTTGCTTACCCAAACTAAATGTGCCAGCAGTATTCAAATTAACTTCAAATACTATTTTCCAAGTACGTGTTTCTACATCGTATCTTAGACCAAATGGTTTGTTAGCGAATACTAAATCTACCATTGTACTAATAGTATTAGTTTCTATAGTAGTACGCCATGCTGGAATAATTTGACTTAATACTGCTTGTGTAGGGATAATATCATTTAATATAATAGTACCCGTAACACCATCGGCAAGGGTGCCTGTTCCGTTATTTGTTCCATCACCGTTAACAGACACAACCTTACACCATAGGGTAGTTGTTGAATTAAATGCAGTAGCAGTTCCTGTAACTAGCGCATTGTTGTTATTTTTATCAAAGTATTTTCCGGCCGGAGCTGTAAATTTAACTAATGCACCAGGGGTAATAAATCTCAGTAGTGTACTAGTATACGATCCTGTCTTGTAGGGAACAATCGGATCGACTGATCCTATAAAACCAGTACTTTGATTAATATCAGTTGTTTTATTATACCAGGCGATATCAGATCCAATTGCAATAGATGTGAATCTAGAATAATAAAAATCACGCAGTTGCTTTGACTTAATAAACTCAAGCAATTGGTTATATATCACTGCCTCAATATCGGTGCGGGTAGTATAAGAAAATCTAAAGCTATCAGTGTATTCTTCTTTGTACAATGCACCGTCGTCTGCAAATAAATTTGTTTTACTATATTTGCCTGTAGGATCTACAAGATCAAAATAACGACTAATGCCGCTACTTGAACGATTAATTGCTTTAACTTTAATTATTTGTTGATTAATACCTAATGGACTAATGTTATAATCTTCACCGGTAATCATTCTATTTTGTGTATAGTATGTTGCTGGTGCATTGGCCTTAATACTGTTATTTGATTCTGTTTCAGAAGAGTTTGCAACAGATGTTTGCAAATTCATTGTAATAGATAGTGTTTCTAATTGATTAAGATTAGAAACGTAGGGAATTTCTATAGATATATTTCTAATATCTTTAGGATTAATAGTATAGCTAATACCGTTACTTTGTCTGTAATACGTACGGAAGGTGCCACGGGGCAAATTGCCAAATGTACCATCGCTAAACGATAAACTAACTTTATCATCAGCGCGAGTTATAACACTATAAATGTTTCTAATAGATTTCTTTAAACTGTTATAGATAGTATTGTTGCCTTCTAGGGCAGGAATTTTTGCCCAGTACTCAGACTCAACTCCTTGCGAATTTAATTTGTACAACCATACATCGTCGTTGTTAATGTTAACTGCATCAATATCAACTGTTTCACTAGTTGATGGCTGATCAATAGTAAATGTACCTTGATTTAAAATACCTTGACGGAAATGTACAAAGAATCCTGTGTTTGCACTGCCGTTACCACGGCCATCGTTACGATAGATAAATGCAAGTCGATTGCCAACTGCCGGCGGCTCTTCGTAGATATAAGTCTGTTCTTTAAATGTTGTACTGACAATTTCAAAAGGCAGTACACGACCGTCTACTGACTTAGTAAAGCTATAAACAGGCACATCAAGATTACTGGCTTGAAAACGATATTGTTCTGTAGGAATATTGTAGATAGTACCTTTATCATCTGGATTACCAAACTGTCGATTAACTGGTAAGGCAGCATTGATCACTTTGATAAACTGATCGTACCAATTAGGATTAGCTGGGTCATTCCAGGAAACAGTTTGTCCTGATAAGCTACGACCGTTTGAGTCATAGACTGCCTGGCTAGTAGATACTGTGGTAAATTTTAATAAACCACTGCCAGCGATGTTTCGTTTAGGATTATAGCTTAATAAGCGAGCAAGGCGTAATACGCTTTCACGGCGTTCTGCAAGTTCAAGAAAGTTATCACGGGCATTTAAATCAATGCGGAAAGCTATGCTTTGGCCCAAGAACGCAATAAGGTCAATTAGGGCAAGGTATTCGCTGGATTCAATGTAGTCGTTAAAATCTTCAGGGTAGTTTTCCCTGATATAGTTAACCATAACTCTACGTAGATTTTCAAAATCGTAGCTTTGAAAGTCTGCATTGCGGAAGCTCTGGTATATGCGTTTCCAATCTTCCGCTACTAGTAATCTATTTTGTCTATCAGTTGTTGACATACGCCTTCCCAATTATTGAGTATTTAGCGTATATTATTATGTGTGTAGTTAATTACATTCCAGACAAGCCGTTGGCCTTGTCAAACTTTAATTGGATAGCTTCTTGTATGTTATAAGGGTAATAGACCAGCACACATTCTATCTGTATGCCTGATTCATATGTTGATATAATGATCTGCTCAGCACGAACTCTAGAGTCATAATTGATGATAGTTTCAACATCTTTGGCCAATAAATCTTTTAATTCATCAGTTAATGGTTCAAACAATACGTCCCATATAATAGTGCCAAAGTTGGGTTGTTCTAGTCGTTCACCGAGTCTAATATGAAAATGATTTAGTATGTCTTGCTTGATTAACTGTAGGTCGTAGAGTGCAAAACTTTCAGAAATAGGAGATACCGTACTAAATCCTTTATAGGTTTTTGCACCGGGCGTAACTTGGCTACGTGTACTACCTTGTAAAGTGATCTTATCGTATAATCGAGATTTGGTTACCATCTAGTATTTACTCCTCTTCAGGCTCTTGATTAGGAGCTGGCACTTTAGCAAACGTGTCTGTACTAGTACTGTATGTTCTCCATGCACCGGCAGGTTCATTCATATCACTTGTTGAGTCTGAATATCGCCCGTCTTGATCTCTATCAAGTTTGTCAGGTTTAAATCGTAAAGGATCTAGATTTTCATGTAAGGGATAAGGTTCCGGAGTCGGTATTCTGCGCATTATTGCATCAATTTCTTCTAAACTTTCCCATGCATCTTGTGTACTCAAATCTACTAATGTATGAGTTTTTAAATTTAGCGGAATAGATGCCTTTGCACTAACCCTTGCTTCTTCGGGCAATACTGCAATCTGTGCAGTACTAGCACCTCCTGCACTGGCAGCGCCTGGACCGTTCATGTGTATCTGCGGAGCTGTTTCAACTATATTGCCGCCAGCATTGGTTTCATTTGTACCGCCTGAGGTATTATAGATATGGCCGCCAGCTTTGACTTCAAAATCTCCTGTTGACTGCTGGAACAAGTGTCCAGCTGTTTTAATATCTACATTACCTGCTGTGTAATGTTCATAGGTGCCGTCAGTGTGTAGATCTACGTCTCCGGTAATCTTAGTCTTTAAATAGCCGCGAATAGTGTGATCAACGTTAACACCAATATGTTCAACACGCATATCTTTATAAATCTTAATATCAATCCTGTCAGGAGTTGCTCCACTAATATCTGCTACCGGACTCGATGCTTCTGTATCATTACTTACTGGATCTGCAGGATCCTGACTAGTTGCATCTAGTGGGCCAAACTCGGCTCCAGAGGCGCCGTTGCCGCCACTAAAGCTAAACCCGTCGGCTACCTTTAAATCCATTCTACCGTCAATATTATGAGTGTAATCTGTTGCATAATATTTCTTAACATCATCATTTACTGTTTGACGATATTGCTCGTCAATGGTTTCATCTTTTCTGCGCTTGATGTGTATCTTTTGATCTCTGTCAACAATTAATACTTGGTCTTTAATTACATTGGTATGCATTTCACCGTGTACTTTAGTATTAAAATTACGACCTGCCTCTATATTAATATCACGATCAGCATAAAAGTTAAAGTCTTGTTTAGTTCTAAAACTAATACTATCTTCTGCGTAAACTTCTATTTTTCCATCACTGGTTAATTCGATCCATGCTGTGCCACGAGCATTGCCAATGTAAATCAAATCTTCACTATTGTGCATTAAGATTTGATGACCTGTTCTAGTACGCAATCGAATTAATTCATTGTGTAATATAGTCTTAATGCCGTCTGTTTCACCTAGCTCAACCGCAGCATATTCAGGTGGGCCTTCAGATGCTGACTTCTTACGTAAAAACTTGTCATCACCGTCATCCATTACAAATGACGATCCGCCTAATCTTGACACAAATGCGTTAGGAATCTTGTGTTCGTATTTTCCTACTTTACCAATCTTGCCTGCTTTATCTACAGGGCCAGGAGTACTAATACCAAATACCATACTAGGTACTTCTCGACGGGCACTTGATGTTGTAATTCCACGAATGTCATCTTTTAGTAGTCCTTGTGCCTCAACTGCGGTAGCACTTGGGTGTTCAGGTTTATCTTTTTTTGTAGTGTCACTTTCAGTGTCAGGGTGAAGTATTTTATTGTATTCGCCGGCAGGTACTCTTTCTTTTTCAGTGTCAGTTTCTCTACTGTCACCTGAAACATACTGAGTAGCAGCATATCCTGGAATAGCAAAGTTCATGTCTTCGTTCTGAACACAGCCCATCCAGAAACCTTTTCGAGTATCTCCGCCGATAAAAATTACCATAACAATAGTACCAACATCAGGAGGAATCATCCACATGCCGTAGGCTTTTTGTGTATTATCGTGTGTATCAGAAGCATCACTAACGTAGTCAATATGTGTAGATCCATAAAACGGATTTAGATATTTTACAGTACGTAGTTGCCCTTCTCTATCTTCGTCGTTACCTGTTTCATGCAGGATTTGCACTTCAAGGGTACCCATATATGTTGGGTCAAGGTGACTAACAATTTTAGCCAGAAAGGGGCCAGCGTCGGGGGTTTCGGCGTTGGCGCCTTTTCTAAATTCTTCTGCCATGTTTGATTATCCGTAAAAGTCACCAAGGTCATTCGGTGGAGGCTCTTTGGGCGGGAAGTTTCCTCCGCCACCTTCGCTTACTGTCTGTTTAGTTAGCCCTAGCGTCTGGGTAAACTTGCCTCTACTGAATTCGTTTTCAACTTGTAATACTTTATAAAATCCCGTAAATTCTCTTACTGCTGTTGTGTTGCCAAAGTCATACAACCCGGTGTCTGTGTTAGCATCTTCAGGAGTTCTAAATGTTACTTTAATAAAAACTTCGCCGGTTTGCCAGTCAACTGATCCTGCTGTGTTTATTCCACTGCCAGCAGTAGGGATCGTAAAGTTGCCATGGCCGCTATCTCCAAGGAAATACGGGTCGCCTAATATCTTTAAGTTCAAATTTAGCATGTCGTAACCGCGAGTTGCTAGATCATGAAACTGCCTAGCTGCGGTAGTTGCTGCATCATCAAAATTAGTTCCGCCGCCTGATTTAGCAGTAGATGTTCCTTTTGAATCATTTTTCTTTTTCTCTACGCCAGTGCCGCCAATAGGTTGTCCTTCTGCTGCGCCGCCGCCACCTCCTGGTGAATCTGCTGCGCCTCCACTAGCCTGTGCTAATGTTTTATCTTCAGAATTTTTTCCGCCGTCTGCGTTAAATGCACGATAAAATCCAACCTTGTACTCTATGGCAAAATCAAGTATATCGTGATTTTTACCTGTGTAGATGTAATTGTAATCTCTTGAGATAGCCATGCCGGCAGAACCTTTTGAACCAGTGTTGGGTGCTGTGAATACCGTAGCGTCTACTAGATAAGGAACTACTCTAAAAATTACTTTTTTAGCTTTTGATCCAGTCTTAGGATCTTCATCAGAAATATTATGCAGGTGGGTTTCAATCCTCCACCAAGTGACTTTACCGTCGGGTGTTTGGTTGGCTTCTTCTAGTGCTTTCTTTCCATAGTCACTGGTTAATATAACTTGGTTAATAATATCTTGTACTGTGGCGCCTTGGGCGAATTTAAAGTTTGCATTTTTTGTGTTTATCTGAATGTTGCCGCGTGTATAGATTCCGGTTGCAGGATCATATGCTGCATTATCTTTTGCCATTGGTGTGTCACCTTTATTGTACACATCGAGTCCTAGTTTAGATACACCGATTGGGTTTCCCATATCGTTACTAGTATAAGGATATGTCGGAAATACAATGTCTATTTCATGGGCATAAGTAACGTTTTTCTTCCTAGTTTTATCATCTTTAAGTTTATCATTGATAATTTTCTTTAAACTCTTATCTGCGTTTGTTAAAATATCTTCTACAGTATAAGTGCCGCCTTCATTACAAGATATCATTGCATCTGTTTTAATTTCAGAAAATGTACTCGACATACCTTGTTCGTTCCACGGATAAGCTTCAATATCGTATTCTGAACCACGAGCAGTAACACGCATACTAACTTCTCTAATTTTCATATGAATGTATTTGTCAGTTTTAGGAATTTTCTGAAACTGTTCGTCTGCGTTAAAGTGGCCTTTAAAAATAATTGCCAGCATGTAAGGGGCATCAACATAGTTTTTATGTCCTGCCATTAATGCTGCGGTTTGTAAAGTTTCCCAGAATTTACCCATACTATACGGTTCGATAACTTTAAAACTTATGCTCAATGCATTACTATTTCCTGCTTGTTTGTCTAGTCCAATTGTTCCAGATATTTTAACATTGTCCATAAAGGTAGTAGCACCAATTGTTGGACCAGTGGGCATTTGAATAATAGGAATACCTGCATACGGACTTCGTTGGCCGCCGTTAACTTCACCGTCAGTTAGTGCATATAGTCCAAACATATAAGTGTATGATGCATATTTGTGTAGTGGGTTTGACGGTATTTCAGCGCCAGCACCGCCTGCGGCGGTGGCACCTCCTAAACTTGCTGCAAAGCCACCTAGTGCTCCTGCTAGGCCTGTTGCACCTAGTGCTCCTGCTACTCCAGCGGCTGCGCCTGCAAGGCCGGCTGCGCCTGCTATGGCACCTTGCACTCCAGCTGCAATTCCTGCAGCGGCGTTGGCAACACCTGCTATTTGACCTACTACTCCACTGCCTGTGTTGGTTAATCCGTTAATTGCCGAACTTCGTATAAGAGCAGCAGACTGGGTAACCGCGGATATGCTACTGGTTGCCTGTCCTATGTTGCCAACAACCCTATTAGTAGCACCGATTGCATTAGTTGCTGAATCTAAAAATCCCATATTATAATCCCATCAATTTAGTTAAGCTAACACCTTTGGGTATATAAATTTGTACGCCAGGAATAAAATCATAAATTGGATCTTGTAGAACATTTAAATTTCGTTGTGTGAATACCCACCACAGTTTTGATGTTTTATATAAATCATAAGCTAACAAGTCAGGACGATGAGTGTATTGACTTTCTATGGTGTAGAGAAAATCGTCGGGCTCTGCAGGGACCGGACGAATTGTTAAAAAACTCAAGTAGTTCTCTACAACGGGCGTTTCTGCCCATGGACTAGTATTATTATATATTGCTGCCATTAGATAAATCCTGCTGATCCGCCGTTAATAAATGATTGTAGATTAAATGTTTTTACTTTTTCTCTACTATAGATTGGGCTTAGTGTTACATTAAACGTACTCTTAGTTGGTACATGACTTGTTCCTGCCGCAATATAGTCAACGCCAGTTGGTAAATCTACTGAATAACTTTTTACAATAACCGGA